TAACTGGAGATCAGAATATATTGACATCAAATCTCGTCAACTATCTTCAAGACAAGTTCAATTATTAGAATCAGGAGCAGATAGTCTTGCTTCAAGTTGGTTCTTACAGGCAATGTATAATGACTGGAAAAAAATTAAAGGATATAATAAATTAGATCCAAAAGAAAATGAGGGTCAATTACAATCTACATTATCAGATTTCTTCAAAAGTCAAAAAGATCAAGGTATTTAATGACAGAATTTATTTCAAGACATATCGGTATTACCGAAACAGAACAGACTCAAATGCTAGAGGATTTGGGTCTTTCTTCATTAGATGAACTTGTTAGACAAATAGTTCCAGATTCAATATTGTTAAGAGGAGATTATAAATTACCTGATGGGTGTAGTGAACAAGAGGCACTTACTGAATTAAAAGAAATAGCAAGTCAGAATAGAGTTAAAAGAAGTTTAATTGGACAAGGATATTATGGTACAATTACACCACCAGTCATACAGAGAAATGTTTTTGAGAATCCAGCATGGTACACATCATATACACCATATCAGGCAGAGATATCACAAGGTAGATTAGAAGCACTATTTAATTATCAAACACTGATCACAGAACTTACTGGATTACCAGTTGCGAATGCATCTTTGTTAGATGAGGGAACTGCTGCAGCAGAAGCAATGATATTAAGTTATAATAATTCTAAAAACAAAAATGTATTTTTAGTTGATAGTCAAGTATTTCCTCAAACATTAAAAGTATTACAAACAAGAGCAAGACCATTAGGAATTGAAATTAAATTAATTGATTTATATGCAACAACAGCATTGGAAGATTTTGATAATGCTTTTGGATTAGTAGTTCAGTTACCAAACAATAAAGGTAGACTCAGTGATCCGAATGCACTTCTTCGTGTTGCAGATGTTTATAAGTGTATGAAGATTGCAATTGTAGATCCTCTATGCCAAGTTCTAATGAAACCTGTAGGGGATATGGGTTTTGATATTGCAGTTGGTAGTATGCAAAGGTTTGGTATACCGATGGGATATGGTGGGCCTCATGCAGCATTCTTTGCGATCAGTGAAAAATATAAGAGAAAGATTCCCGGACGAATTGTAGGGCAGTCTCTAGACTCCCAAGGTAATAAAGCACTACGACTAGCATTACAGACAAGGGAACAACACATAAGACGAGACAAAGCAACGTCCAATATATGCACTGCTCAAGCACTCCTCGCAAATATGGCAGGTTTTTACGCTGCTTACCACGGTGCGGAAGGTCTGAAAAAAATAGCAACCAGAGTATTAAAATATAGGCAAACCCTACAAAAGGCATTAGCATGGTGTGGGATAGAAGTTGATGAGTGTGAAGGATTTGATACTGTTCGATTTAAAAGTTTCCTTGCCTTAGAAGGATTCAATGTTAGGTATGAAGATGGTTATACTTTAATTACATTGGATGAATGTACCACACTTGAAGAATTAAAGCAACTTGTAGATTCTCAATTAGATATTACGAATAGAGTTGATACTATCGATCATGTAATCGATTCAATCGGAGATTATCATTGGTTTGGTATAACAGAGAGAACTAAACCTTGGTTAACTCAAGAAGTATTTAACAAGTATCATAGTGAAACAAATATGATGAGATACATTAATGAGTTGGTACAGAAAGATTTTTCATTAGTAAATGGTATGATGCCACTCGGTAGTTGTACAATGAAATTAAATGCAGCAGCAGAACTGATGCCAGTATCATGGTCTGAGTTTGCAAACATACATCCATTTGCTCCAGCATCTCAAACAATTGGTTATGATATTATCATCAAAGAATTAAAAGGGTGGTTATGTGAGATCACAGGATTTGATTCTATATCATTACAACCAAATGCAGGATCGCAAGGTGAGTATGCAGGTCTACTTGCAATACAAGATTATCATAAGAGTAATAATGATGATAAAAGAAATGTATGTTTGATACCAGAAAGTGCACATGGAACTAATCCGGCATCAGCAGTCATGGCAGGTATGAAGATAGTTCCGATTAAATGTGATGAGAGTGGAAATATTGATTTGAAAGATTTAGAGAAAAAAGCAATCATGAATACATTTGAACTCTCATGTATTATGATTACATACCCATCGACTCATGGTGTCTTTGAACCAACTATCAAAGATATTTGTAGAATTGTACATGACAATGGTGGTCAGGTGTATCTTGATGGTGCAAATCTAAATGCACAGGTTGGTCTTGCAAAACCATGTGACTATGGTGCAGATGTATGTCATCTTAATTTACATAAAACATTCTGTATCCCTCATGGTGGTGGAGGCCCCGGAGTTGGCCCGATTGGTGTTGCAAAACATTTAACACCTTTTGTAACACATCGTGTATCATCAGCAGAGTATGGTAGTGCATCTATCTTACCTATTAGTTGGATGTACATAAGAATGATGGGTGGAGAAGGACTCAGAAAGGCAAGTGAGATATCATTACTATCTGCAAACTGGTTGGCACATGAAATTGATCCATACTTTAAAGTGTTATATCGAGGAGAGAATGATCGAATCGCACATGAGTGTATTTTTGATTGTCGTAATTTTCCTGTTACAGCAGAGGATATTGCAAAGAGATTAATGGACTATGGGTTTCATGCACCTACATTATCATGGCCAGTTGCAAACACAATGATGGTTGAACCAACTGAAAGTGAATCATTAGATGAACTAAAAAGATTTGCGAAAGCAATGGAGATGATCCGAAGAGAGATATTTACAACACCTGAGATAGTTAAAAATTCTCCACATACTGCAAGGGTTGTAAGTTCGACAGAATGGGTGTATAATTATACCAGAGAACAAGCAGCATATCCTGTAGAGCAAACGAATAAGTTTTGGCCTGCAGTAGCAAGAATAGATAATGTTTACGGTGATCGTAATCTTGTCTGCTCATGTTCTTCCTACTTTGATAATGAAACTGATGGAACTGAAAGACTGGTTGAACTCGATCAACCTAAACAAAAATAATCAAATTGATGAAGATCCATCAGTAGAAAAAGAATATCCTCCATTCATAATTAACAAGTGTTTATCAGGACATCTTGACACAGTGATGTTTGCAAATGAAATGAATAAGTATCCATTTCTACCAAAGAAAATGCAACATGACTTTTTTATACATATAGTGAGGAAGAAAAAAAGATTTTCTCCTTGGTTACGCAAAGATAAAATCAAAGAACTTGATAGTGTCAAAGCATACTATGAATGTAGTAATGCAAAAGCGGAACAAATTCTTAAGATTCTTACAAAAGAACAACTGAACTTTATTAAATCTAAACTTGATATTGGAGGAAGACAATGAGCGTTCTTCGTGAACCTGAAGTGAATTGGGATCCGAACCAGATGGTTGAGGTCACATTAAATGAACCAGATGATTTTCTCAAGGTGAGAGAAACATTAACCCGTATTGGTGTCGCATCTAGAAAGGAGAAAAAGATATATCAGTCTTGTCATATTCTGCATAAGCAAGGTAGATATTTTTTAGTACACTTTAAAGAACTATTTGCATTAGATGGTAAACATGCAAACCTTACCACTAATGATGTACAAAGAAGAAATCGTATAGCACAACTATTAGTAGATTGGGGATTGGTTGGTATTGTGAATGCTGATACAATTCAAGATGTCGCACCTTTAAATCAAATTAAAGTTTTATCTTATAAGGATAAAGGAGACTGGATATTAGAAACAAAGTACAATATTGGATCAAAGAAAAAGAAAGTAGAAGAAACCGTATAAGACTTGGGGGAATCCAACATCCCCCCTTTTTTATGGATATGGTTAAATAGTAGTGAATGCCGAAAGGGTTCACAACTTACACTCGCTTATTAAAGGAGAACTATGACAAATTTAGCAAGTTATCATTCTGCTAATCTTCCAGAACTAATGAAGATTATTTCTAAGAATGGAATAGGAATGGACGATTATCTAGATCGTTTCTTTACTAATTCTTATGAAACCACAACAAACTATCCTCCATATAATCTAATTCATGTAAATAATGTTGAGTCTGTGTTAGAGATTGCTCTTGCAGGATTCGGTAAAAAAGAACTAAAGGTTTACACTGAATATGGAAAACTTATTATCGAAGGACAAAAAGAAATTAAGGAGACAGAATCCAAGTATGTCCATCAAGGACTGGCTCAGAGATCTTTCACAAGAGAATGGACACTCTCAGATGATGTTGAAGTCGGGGATGTCTCATTTAAAGATGGACTTCTTACCGTCAAGTTGGGTAAAGTAGTTCCAGACCATCATGCAAGAAAAGATTATCTTTGAATATGACCGGATATGATTGGCAGGTCATAAGAGATATACCTCCTGCTCATGGTAGTGGTAAGGAACCCATGTATGGAAGCATGGGTAAGTCAACCAAACCAGATCCAAATCGTAAGGTAACATATCCATGTGTGATACATGTAATAT